GTTTACCCTTGCGTGCGGCTAGTCATAGGCAATGGGGCGCTTTGCGATAAATTGTTACCCCCCATGCTTGCCTGGGGCGGGGGTCGGGAATCCTTGGGCCCGGTTACTTAAGGCAGTTTTGTTGGTGTACTGTGAACACTGGCGTTTTTGGAACACACAATGAAATACAAATTTAAAGATATTGATTCTTTTTCTTCTTCTTCGCAAAGTGAGGACGAGCCTGACCAACTCGAGCCCTTGAATTTTAAAGATAGGGTACCCCTTCGAAAAAGAGATTTTATAATGTGTGATAAGCAATTGTTTTATGATCGTAAGTATGAAACGCGTATGCGTAGAGTTGCTGGTTGGATGCTAGCGGCATGGTTCCTGATTTGTTTGATCGGGTTTGGATTAATCTACCTTAGTGTAGGTGTTATCGGCCGTGTTCAGTTAGCAGACGCAGTGATTTCAACTTTAAAATTTTTAGCAATTGTTTTTTCAAGTCTTTGTGTTATTTTTGCATGTTGCTGTTGGTGGCTCCATCGGCCTAAGTCATATACTATACGGGTAGTTATGAGTGCTGGCGATGTCCATGGGATGATCTACCATCAACAGGCAAAGGTTAAACTGTATTTATTGCACAAAGGCGTATTTCAACGCGCAAAGCTTCCTGTCAAACAGATTAAAGAGCTAGGGATTGATGAATTATATCATTCCATTAAGCACAAGAAATCAGGAGGGCATGCAATTCGTAAGAGAGTGATGCTTAATTCGAGGTTGACGGATGAATTAATGAACACCTCACGAGTTACTATGTGTGTTGAAAAACAAGTTCTTGATCAAAGGATTGATCAAGTTGTGGTTGGTCACGAGTTTAATGACCGTGAATTTAATGAGATGGAGAGTATACTTGGTTCTTATGAGAACGACTGCCCTTTGGCTAATTCACAAATGTTGAATAAAGTTGATAGGCGGAATAGAACTAAGTTTGCGGAATCTCTCCGGGGTTTTCTCTAGGGCCACAAAATTCGGAATTTTTAGCAGGTTATAGGGTATATGACCCGATTGTCAAAGTTAAAGAAATAGATGTAGTTAAACCAACATTACAATTGAAAAATATTTCTGAGCCAAAATTTTTGGCCGACTTTGACCGTCGTGCAGCAACCAGTAGATCATTAGGATGTCAAGTTTTGCAAGCTTGCCCCCCTAAACCTGATAAAGATCCCGTTTCGCTGGCTTGTGGCTTACAAGCTAGGCTGGGTTGGCAACCCGGCGATATGACACGAATTCAGAAGCGTAAGATCAAACGTTTCGTGTCAACCTGGTGCAAGAAGAATTTAAAACCGATTGCTCAGGAGGAAGTAATTTCATTTGATGGATGGATAGCAAAATTGGTAGAGCACAAAACTTATCCGGCTGCGAGGATAAGAGAATTGAAACAAGTCTGGCAAGATCATGCTCAATTTATTAATCCGGACGGAACTCTCAAGGATTGGGCATCCTTGACGAAGAAAAATAAACGGAAATGGTTTAAATGTAAATCTTTTATTAAGGAGGAACATTATGCCGTTGAAGGATGGAAACACCCGAGAGCCATCAACTCTCGAAGTGATTTCTTCAAATGCCTTGTGGGACCTTATTTTGATAGAATAGCGGACACGGTGTTTGGGTGGGCTCCTAAAAATGGGCCTTCTCCATTCATTAAATACGTACCAGTGCGAGACAGGCCTAATGTCGTCAAAACGCACTTGATGCGAGATGGTGCACGATATCGTTGTACCGACTTTTCTAGCTTTGAGGCTCACTTCACAAAACAGCTTATGGAAATAATAGAATTCGAATTATATAAATGGATGTCATCAAAAAACGTCTATATGCAGAGAATTTTGGGCGTCATCAGTAAGGTTCTGATGGGCGTTAATTTTTTGCAATTTAAGTGGTTTGGCGTATCTGTCGATGCGACCAGAATGTCGGGGGAGATGAACACGTCATTAGGTAATGGGTTTTCCAACTTAATGATGTGTTTGTTTTTAACGTTTGATTCTGATCCAAAGGCAGTATGGAAAGGGTTCGTTGAGGGAGATGATGCAGTGTTTACTGTTGATCCCCCTGAATCTGCACCAACCGTTGATAAATATGAAGAATATGGATTCAATATGAAAGAGGTCCTAAGTTTCAAGGATCTTGGTGAAGCTGGGTTTTGTGGAATGTTATTTCACCCTGATGATCCAAAATCAACTGTCGTAACTGATATTAAAAAGGTGTTAGGAAAAACTGGATGGACGAGCATGCAATATGTGAATTCTGGGCCTAAAGTGCTCAATTCACTGTTGCGTAATAAAGCTCATTCCTTAGTTAATTCTTATGCTGGATGTCCAATTTTGCAAGAATTTGGTCATTATCTGTTGCGAGTAACTGTTGAAGATAAATATATGGAAGATCGATTAATGGATCAGATGGGTTGGTGGGAGAGGACTCAGTTGCTTTATGCGATTAAGTATCCGATTCAACCGTATAAACCGCACCATCTGGTTAGAGAGCTCGTTGAGCGGTTGTATGGAATTACGGTTAGTGTGCAAATTGAGATAGAAGAGATGTTACGAAATAAGACTAAGTTAGAGCCACTTGATTTACCGCAGATCATTTGGCCGAAATCTTGGATTGATTATCGAACATATTATACAATGCGCATCCGTGACTCCTACAACTGCATCTTTGAAGTTGGAAAGTTGGATAGGGCTATTGCTAACGTTGATATGTTGGCAAGTAAGGCTCAGTCCTTCGCAAAGCTTCGAGGACCCCTTACCTCTAAATAACTAGCGTTTGCTAATACCCCAGAAGATTAACTAGATCTTTCCCTTTGGTCGGGGAAAGGCCGGTTCCTTAAAGAGCCTTTTGGCCGGAACTTTGGTTGCGAGATTGGAACGCAATCCTGAATGGGTTAGTCGTCCTTGGGGAGCGCTGGCGGATTGAGGAGATAGGATATAATTATGAATTATTATAGAGCGGGTAGAGTAAC